TTCGATACGTTCCAACGTCAGTGACAACCTGGGGAGCCCCCGTGTACATGTGCTCGAGTTGGCAGAGACCGTACCCCTCGCCATCGGAGGTATTGATACCAATATCGGCGATGTTGTAGATCTGGTTCACACCATCGTCGCCCAGGACATTCGGCGGAGACGTATCAATCAGAAGAAGGCGATTGATAAACTTGGAGGCGGGAAGGTTGGACTCAGAAAGCTCACTCGCATAGATTCGCGAAACATCATAGTACGCCCCCGCCTGAACAGACAGATTCGTCGGAATGATCATGTAGTACGGGCGATCGGTCTCGCGCTTGAGAAGCCGTACAAATCCCTGAATCGTAAGATCAAGTCGCTTGCGCTGGCTGTTTCGGTTCATGTTGAGGAACGCAATTGCATTCTGCGGAATGTTCATGTTGTTGCGAAGAGCCTGCCGCTCCTGGAGAGGCATTGCCGTAAACATCGTAGGGTCAACTGCGTGCTCGAGAACGGAGACGTTCGGGAAATCAATGTACCCCAGAAGAGCACGCTTCCAAACATCGGAGAAGCAGAAAATCCGATCGGCGTGATCGCGGATCTTCTCCACGAGCGGCTGCGCGATTCCGCTGTAGACCTGGTCAACATAAATCCACAGAAGATACGGACTCGTCTTCCGTTCATGCTTCATGGACTCGATGAAGCGGTAGATGATAAGGGGGTCGTTGTAGATCATCACGATATCAGGACCGACCATCTCAAGATACTCGTGGATCTTGTTGAAGCCGAAGCCCTCCTCCTTGGGATCTTCGTTGGCTGCCGCATCATACTGAACGATCCCCTCGGGACACTTGCGGAAGCTCGGGCGATTGGGATGGCGCTGGAATCCAAAGTGATAGGTCTTGACCTTCGGAGACAGAGTTGCAAGCTGTCGTAGCATATTGTATGCAACCTTCGCGTACCCAGTCGTCTGATCCGTGTGCGTGCTGACAAGAACAAACCGCATCTTTGCGTTCTAAGGATTCTCTCGTATAAACCACAAATGCAGGTCAATTCTGCGCAAGATTGGCTGACCCAGCAGAAGCGGAGAGTTGTAGCCAAATCGTATCACACGAGACCCCCTCCGCAGTCACAGAAACACAACTCGGTGTTCCTGAGTGCGGTGGCGAATGGCGCGACTCAGCGTGAGCGGTTCATCATTCCGCCTAACCCAGGGCTGAGCACAGTCCCGGGTGCATCGTATTCTTCGCTCTGCTGCCTGTCGAACGGTCAGACGGGCGCGCCCTTCACGTTCTCGACGGTGACATCGGAGGGTGGTCTTCGCGTACAGGACCTCAACCTTGCGATGAGCTACAAAGCAACTCCCAAGTAAGGTTAATGGTGATATCCATTCTAACATGGGCAACAAGTGTTTTCTATGTTATCATACTTCTTCGCTTCTTCAGCCTTGTGGAGGAAGCGAGCTAAACAATCCGATGTGTCTATACAAATATGCCTGGTGGGCTCATCCAGCTGGTAAAAACAGGTGCTCAGAATGAGTTGATCAATGGAAACCCTTCCATGACTCATTTTCGAGCCGTGTATCGCCGCCACACGAACTTCGCGATGGAGCACGTTCGCATGGCATTCACGTCGTCGAACCTCCAGTTTTCCACGACGGGGACCCGAACTCTTTCCTGTCGGATTGATCGGATTGCTAACGTGCTCTTTGACACCTATCTCATCCTGACTCTTCCTGACATCTGGTCTCCGCTGTACGCTCTTGGATCCTCGTCACCGCCTCCGGGGTACGATCCGCGTTCCAATTCGATTGGGTACGAGTTCCAGTGGATTGAGAATATCGGTTACAACCTCATCGACAACGTGAACATCTCCATGAACGGTCAGGTGATCCAGACCCTGCGCGGAGAGTGGCTGAAGTTCTACTCCTATCTCACACACGACGCGAACAAGCGCAAGATTGTCGATCAAATGGTTGGAAACGTGAAGGAATTGTACGACCCGGCGAATGCATACGATCGCGTGAATCAGTACCCCCATGCCGTGACACCCGCTGCTCTTCCGGCTACACTCCCGCAGACACGGACTCCCGAACCGAGTATCCGGTCGCGCCAGCTTGTCATTCCTCTTCACTTCTGGTTCTGCGAGAATCCGGGTCTGGCTCTCCCCCTTATTTCGCTGCAGAACTCCGAGGTGTACATCAACGTGACTCTGCGAAACCTGAACGATCTGTACACAGTCATCGACGTGAACTCCGGAAGTGGAACGTATGGAAAGCGCGTGTCTCCTGTGAACTATCCCCTCCAGCTCTTCCTGTCTCCTCCTCTGACAACGGGATTACCGAGCAACCCGACGGTGACCACCTGGTTTCCCGATCCATACATCGAGGGAAACTTCATCTGGATGACGGAGATGGAAAAGAACCAGCTTGCGCGCGCAGATCAGACGTTCCTTGTCAAGACCGTCCAGTATGTCTTCAAGGCAGGTCAGTTCGGTGCCAATACTGATATCGAGCTTCCTATGTTCAACATGGTCACACGGTTTGTATTCTCGGCTCAGCGTTCGGATCGCGCCCTCTACAATGACTGGGACAACTATACGAATTGGGAAAATGAAAACCGTGCCCCATGGTCGTCGATCAACTCGGTTGCGATGACGAACCTGTACACGTCTGGACAGCAACAGGTGAGTTCAGTGATTCCGAAGTTGCCTCTTGTCGACGCTGTCCTTCTCCTGGATGGCAAGGAACGGTTCCAGACCAAGCCAATGCCGTTCTTCAGTCTTCTCCAGATGTACAAGCACACAACAGGTGTGACTCCGGAAAGCCTTCCCGGACTGTATCAATACTCGTTTGCTCTGGACAACGACCAGTACCAGCCGAGTGGAGCCATCAACGGCAGCATGTTCAACAAGATCACCCTGCGTACGAATCTCCAGCAGCCTCTCCCCGCAAGCACGACGACCACGACGACCACGGTTGTTTGCATTCTCAAATCAACAGCGTTCAGTCAGAATCCGGTTGTGATTCCTCCGGGTCAGGTCAACGCGACCAATCCCGACGGAAGCCGTATCTACAACGAGAATGACCTGCTCTCCGCGGTTCAGACCAATGGCACCATCATCTTTACATTCACGTACAATGTGAGCGCGTATGTCGAGTCAATTAACTTCCTGCGCATCGTATCGGGTCTCGCCAATCTTGTATTCGCATCTTAACAATGGGCACTATCAAACAGGCCGTATATGGAGACGAGGAATCGTCTACCGACATCACGGACAGCCTTGTCAAGATGTTCAAAAAGGACAAGTACCTCAACCTTCAGGTCGGTCCTAGTCTTCTGGAGACAAAGGAGAAGGGAACGACTACGACACTGTCTCGGGCTGAACAAGAAGAAATCCGCAAGCAGGCTCAGGAGTCCTGCGGAAACGGTCTTGACGATGCCTGCATGAAAAGTCGCCAGGACTCACTCCGCGCTTCGAAGCTCCAAGAAAAGGCGCGAGAGGAAGCCTCACAAACCATCGTCGGAGAGCGACTGACAGTCACAGTTATTGACGCAAAAGGCAAGGAAAAACAGCTCGTGATTCCGAAGGACAATGAGTTCAAGTTCGGAAAGGCTCCTACGGATGATTCTGAAGTCGGCAAGACCTGGGATGTTCTCAAGAACGCACTGACGTTTAGTACTCTGGGAAGCATCGGCGGAACGATGCTTCTTGCGTTTATCTGGGCGTTCGGAACAGCCTTTGCGTGGGTTTCCCTTTCGCTGTCGTATCCGGTTCCTGACGGAGGGTTTGTTAACCCGGGTGAATATTGGTGGCTGAAGTATCTGGGTGCGGGAGTTGCAGTTGCCACCGCGGGGTATGGTGGCTTCTTTGTTGTGATCGTTGCCTTCATGGTTCTTGGCGCCAAGCACTACATCGGTAAGAGAAGTTTGCTGTTTACTAAACAATGATTGACATCCGCTGGTTCATTGCGGGTCTGATTCTCGGCATGCTGATGTCGACGGTGTTTATCCCGCCGACACGAAAACTGAAGTCCGTTCCATCACCGAACGACTCCAGTGTCTACCACACGGATACGGGGTGTATTCGTTTCGTCTCCGAGGAGGTTCCGTGTGTACAGGGAG